CGCGATGTATGCCAGACGAGACATGACTGCGTGGTGCATCGCGCCCGTGCATTCGTCCTTCGACGCCTTGACCACCACCTCGCTCAGCTCCTTTGCCGGTTGGTTCTCGGGGAAGCAAAGACCGTAGATGTGCTTGAACGCGGTGATCTGCAAATCTCCCGCGCTGAGCTTCTTCTCCTCGATGTACTTGACGCCAGCCTCCAGCATGTCCTGGCAGCACTGCTCGTAGCCACCACCGAACCCGCTGATTTCTCCCATGTCGGAAGTATGCCTGAATTCCATGTGGTCCCCTACGCGCGGGCACGCTGGCCCGCGCGATATATAAGTTAGTTGATCGGTCCCATGAGGAACCCACGGATGATCTCTGGGGATTCCGCCACGACCACCTGTTGCCCCACGGATAGCGTCAGTAGCGTGTTGCCGCCGTTTGCCCGCGAGTTCGGATGCGCGGGCAGCGCCATGACGATGTGATCGACATTGAACACAGCAGGGGTCGGATCCTGCTCGCTCTTGGCGTCCCAGACGATGGTTGCAGGGAAGAATGCACTCACAGTGGCCTCCAGTAGCGAATAGCCCTGACCATGCCGCGCTCAGGTTCCATGTGGCAAGGCTTCACCTTTTCGTTCGCACCTCTCGCCTTGCACCACTGACTTCCGTTCCAGTAGCGAATCCAGAGCTTGAGCCGATCCTCGATTTCTGCAGGACTGTTGCCGTAGCTGGACGTGTGAGCCGTGCAGGCGTAGTCACCCGGTTGGTCGGGCACTTCACTCGGCCACGTATTGTACCCATGAATCACCGGCTCTTTCTCGTTCTTGAGCGGCTTGTCCAGAGTCCTGCCTTGGTTCTTCCAGACAATGGCGGAGTAGGGGTGATAGAAAAAGCTGCGCCCGCCTCTACTCTGCATCACGTCTTCATCATCCTTGGTCGAGCCCCACCAGCACGACCACTCCTTGCCGTTCCAGTGACGACGCTGGTAACCGTCGCCGCCCTTCGGCTCTCTGCTCCAGTAGATGCCCGGAAACGTGGGACCTCCGTTCTTCGGCCACTCGAACTCGCGCTGATCGAACTCGTCATCCGTCTCCGCCTTGCCGATGTACTCTTTCACCTCGACAATCTTCTCCTTCACCCGCTTGTGGAGGTCCAACTCCTCCATCGTCTTTCTGTCGTATCCTACCGGATCCGCCAGCGCGGTTCGCAACGGTCCGAACGCGCGTAACGGATCTGCCGGTGCCTTCGGCTTGGGCGGCTCGATCAGCGTACCCAAGCGCAACGGCAGACGATCATTGAACTCATACCTCATGGCTGATCCTTCAGAAAGTGGTGGGTTGAGCGATGGCGCGAGTTAGGGCCATGAAGCCCTTTTGTAGGTCCGTCTTGCCGATGTTGACCCAACGATGATCTACATCGTTCCTGACGTGCAACTTCTCGATGAACTCGCCCACCCGTTCGGCAAGCTCCTTGCCCTCGTTCATGAGCTCGATCTCCGCGTCCGTAAGCTCACGGTATCCAGTAACCTTCATGGCTTATTCCTCTCCAACCAGTTGATGATGTCCTCGATGTGCCCATAAAAGCGATCGGGCAAACTGATGTCTGAGTCCACTGTCAGCGACCTGAACACCAGAAGAGCATTTATCAGGTCTTGCACCTGTTGTCTTTGTCTCTTAACGGTCCTCTTCCGCTCTTTCTCGAAGATGTCGTCCATCACCCCTCCCGTTTGCTCAGGCGGAAGTAGTAGGCGACGTATGAGCCGCCGATGATGTAGAGCTTGCCGTTTTTCTCCTGCACTGGGTCCTCCGCCGAGGGTACGGACTCATCGAAAGTGCATGGATCGTAGCTGTTCTCGGGATCGAACTCCCAATGGTCTGGGATGTCGAGAAGAGACTTGATGGGAATATGCTCTTGGTTCTCGAGCATAGTCGGGGTCGTAAGCGATTCTCCCTCGTGGCCTTCGTTCAGCGCACCGAGGACGTAGTCCAAGTGTTTCTGTGTCATCGTCACTAGTCCCTGAGTCGCCCCGTGCGTGGGGCACGCCTAGTATGGCGCACCCGGTAGCTCGTGTGCGTCGTTTTTGTAGGGCCGTGCCTACACGCTACAGTAAGTGTGACTCTCCGGGCTGTAGGGCAAACCCTACGCCGCATTGTCTAAGACGCTTACCGGCAGGCATAATGGGCAAAGCCCCAGAGTGCAAGGAATCTGCGCTCTGGGGCTTTTAGACCTAGGTCGGCTAGAACCTAGATGGGACAGTGACTACAATGGACTGGCAGGCTCATTGTAGCATGGGCGCATGTCGCAGACAAACATATGCTCGCGTTCAGTGAGATTACACTTTCGTTTAAGAATGAACGAACTAAATATCCACAGGTCTGGGAGTATCTAGCAAAGAGAGGAATTACTAGAGAGATTGCTGAAAAATGCAACCTCCACATTCTCCCAGCAATTGAGTTAATCGCAGCGGCTCGGCGCTCGCCGAACATCAACGCTGTAGACAATCGGGCGGCAATTGTCTTCCCCCACTGGAAGCTTGGATCAAGTGAGCCGATTGAATGGTGGTCTAGTAGACTCGTAGACCTTGCCCCTCCGGGCGGCAACCTCAAACTCGTCAAGTCGTTTGAGGATCTAGTTGACCAAACGCAAATCCGTCGACCGGGGAAGATGTTTTGCCCCCCGAACGAGCCTCCCCACGGATACCTTTCTCCGATCTATGATTGGAAGGATCTCGGACCGCAGAGCTCGGTCTACATCCATGAGTCTGCCATCAAGGCGATTAATGGGAGTATCCTAGGATTTGCATCCGTCGGCCTGAATGGCGTCTGGGGATGGTCTAGTAAGAAGCACGGCCTAGCTCTCATTGAGGAGCTTAAGGACCTGCCGTGGAAGGCTAAGAAGCTACAGCCTATCATCGTCTTTGACTCCAACGCCTGGGATAACTGGCAAGTCCAACAGGCAGAGTCATCCCTCGCGATGAAGCTCTTTGAGATTACGGGCCAGCGGGCTCTGTCTCTTAGAGTGCCTAAGCACATGGGGGAGGACCAGGGCTTCGATGACTTTCGCGCGCGGGTTGGTGATCAGGGTGCAAGAGATTTTCTATTGGGGAAGCTGCAAGGGCATGAATTCATTGAGATTGAGCTCAGCGAAATATCTCAGCTCATGCTTCAACTCAGTAATGAGGTCTGTGTCGTTCGCGAATTAGGTAGGATCGCGGATCAGGCGACTGGTGATCTCATGTCGCGAATGACGTTTACCGATGTAAATTACGCTCACTTTACATCGGAAGTAGAAAACGAGAATGGAAACATCCGTCAAGTCAACGTACCGAAACTATGGCTCGCTGACCCCCGAAGAGTCGAGGTCCAAAGTCTTGAATATTCTCCGGGTCAGGAAAGGTTGGTTCGCTCTGAGACAGGACTTCCTAACCTTAACCTTTGGCGAGGAATGGGAATCAACCCTGAGCCAGGAGATGTCGAGCCTTGGCTTGAACTTCTCGCGAATAACGTACACGATGATGAACTACGACAGTGGATCATCGCATGGTGCGCTTATCCTCTTCAGAATCTCGGAAAGAAGTTGAATTCGTTTATTCTCATGTTCGGTCCATCGGGCATGGGCAAGAACCTCTTCTTCAAGCCGTTCCATCATATCTATGGCGACAACTCCATCATGATTGGAACGGATGCACTGAAAAGCCAGTTCACATCCCTCTACGCTCAGCGTCAATTCGTACATGCTGATGAGCTCGTAAGAGCTAGAGGGGCGGAAGAGGCGGTCTCGCAGAAAATCAAAGCGCTAGTCACTCAAGAGCGTGTGACGGTCAACAAAAAGGGTCAGCCTGAATACTCCATCAAGAACCACGCAAATCTCGTTATCACATCAAACTACAACGACTGTGTGAAGCTAGACCAAGACGACCGCCGCGCGTGCGTTATCAAGTGGGAGGGCTCCATCGACAGACGTGGCGACCAGCCATATTGGAGTCGATATGTGCGATGGACTGAGAGCGGTGGATCAGAAGCGCTCTTTGACTATCTGCTCAAACAAGACATTCGTTGGTTTGACCCGGCCGCATGGGCTCCATCCACTCCTTGGAAGGAAGTGGTTAAGGAAGCTGGCATGGGACCTCTGGAGTCCTGGGTCAAAGACCTGTGGTACTCCCCTCAAGAAGTGCTTCCTCTGATTGGAGTTGGCAAAGCTCTCTGGACGGCTAAGGAGCTTGCGACTCTGTACTACGGTCTTGGTGAGAACGAACTGTCACCGGGGCAGATCAAGGCGCTGGCGAACTGTCTTAGTAATCAGGGATTCGTACGAGCGCACGATGGTAATCTAATTCGCAGACCCGGCGGGGTCGCTGAACGATTCTGGGTCATTCAGCAGAAGGGCAAGAAGTGGGATTTAGACGAAAGTGTGAGACACCTGAAGACGACGAAATGAGCCACGATCGTGTGTCACGAGAGTATCGGCTCGGATCATTCACCCGCTCGTCTATGAAAGCGAAGTGGGCTTTCTACCAGCGGGAGCTCGGAAGACTCGCAGACTACAGACGCTTCCTCAGTGATTGGCCTGCACTAATAGAGTCCTTAGAGAAGGACGCAGAATGGATGCGATCGCAGATCCCAGACTCGTTCGTCATGGAGATGTACGAGCAACGCGCGGCGCTGTGGGCGGGTCCGAATGCTCAACACGCCCGTAGGCGTGCTGTAGAGCGTTCTAGGAGAGCTGCGAGCCGGGTGCCTAGGGGGTAGGTGGGCGCGTAGGTGCGGCGTTCCTAGAGGGGTTTTGGAAACTGATTAGTTCGTTCAGTACCGTATCCAGCCAATGGCTCACCTGAGGTCTTGGAGATGGAGTCTGTAGTATCCGTTCCATCTCCTCCATGTTGATGTTCCAGATCTCCGAGCGCACGTAGCTAATGACCGTGGGGCGGAAGATCTCCAGGAGGTAAGAACGGGTCTCTTCAACCGATCGTTCGCCAGCGTGGGCGATCAGTTGCTCGAGTGTCATGCTGATTTCTCCTCTCTCAGTTTCCGCTTCGCGCGGTTGTACGCGATCGAGGCTTGGCCCAGACTCGGCTCGAGGTCTTTGGTCGTGAAGCCTTCGATCTTAAAGAGGTCCCAGACGTCCTTTGTCTCCAGGACCTGAGAATGTGGGAGCGCGAGGATTCGTTTCTCTATCTCCTCGATTACTCCTATGTATGCTCGGGCCATCTCATCATATCTTTCGGTCATGTCGTCCCTCCCTGGCAGAGATGTAATCGGTGACAGGATGTCTCATGTCAGTACCTCTTGCGGAAGTGGCGCAGGCAATGGAGCTGCGAAGCTCTCGTGCTCTTGGGGTGGATTTGGCCACGTGCACGCGCGATGCGTACGAGCTTGGCCACGATGTTCGCAAGTCTCTTCTGCTTGCGGAACGGTAGGGCGTGCGTTTTAACTCGCAGCTTGGCGAGCTTCTTGCCCAGATTGTCGGCTGTGCTGTTCATGCTCATTACTCCTTACGCGCATGCGCCTGCCACACTCGGTAGGCGGTTTCGTTGCACCAGTAATCGTAGTCGTGCAGCAGATCGCACAGCGGCATGCCGTAGGCAGCGGCAACCTGACGAGCGATATCGTCGTACATATCCTGCAGCACTTCGCCGTGGTAAGAGTCGGACCACTCACCAGCATCAAACTGGCGATCGTAGTAGTGCGACTCTTCCTTTGCACGAATGCGCGGGGAGGTGGCTAGTGCGCGGCCGAATGCGCGGGCGGCTTGGATATTCATTGCAGACTCCTTGCAACTAGAACTCCAGCGGGGTGCTGGCAGGGCCAGTGTAGCATGCTGATTAGCTCGTGTGCCAAATCGCTTACGCGCGCAGGCGTTTGGTGGCTAGTTGAGCTCGCAGTTCTGTAACTCTGGACTGTTACGGCACGGGTCACTGTTACAGGGTACTGTTACACGTCTTTTGTGTTTAAAAACAAGTACTTGAAGCTCTTTTGTAACTATGTAACTCTTAAAATGGTATATTATATAGAGATATGTACGCACACGTATTCTCAGTCCCTTGACACCATACGACCTCCCATCAATGACACGTGATAGATAGTATGCTCCTATATAAAGGTAGAGGCCCCCACTGTTACAGCTACACTGCTACGCATGAGGTTCAAGTTGTTGTTTTTAAAGGGGTTTGAGCTGTAACAGTAGAGCTGGCTTCCCCCGGTGTTGTAACAGTCAAGAGTTACAAACGGTCTGAGAGTGCACGAGGTTGGTGCATCTTCGTAGCATCTTGTTACTGACTCAACGGGACAGAGAGCGAGGGACAAAACTCACCCGACCTCTCGGATCGGCGAGCTTCTCTTCTTGGGATCATTGAACTCGGTATGATCACGCGCGTGAGTTCGTGATCTGAATCAAAATCTCAGCGACGAATCCACAGAGGTCAGAGGTGATCAGCCGATCCACCGATCCGGGATCATTGATCCGCGAGGAGAGTCATACGCGAGTTCATGATCTTAATCAAAACTGAATCATAAGATCCCAGATCCCCGAACGAGGATCACTAGAGATCGTCCGGAGCGGACAAAGAAAAGCCCCGGCCGCGCAAGCGGTCGGGGCTTGGAGGCTAGTTAGCCCTTACTTTTCCGCCGGCGCGGCAGCCGGAACGAGCCACTTGTTGCTGACCGCGTACCGCACGAAATCGCCCGTGCTGACGCTGGCCAGCGCGGCGCCCGTTTGCGGACCCTTGGCGAGCGCCGCCTTGCATGCTTCCCAGCATTGCAGGGTATACGGAACGCGCACGCGGCAGGGTTTGCCCGCCACCAGTGCCACGTTCGCCAGCGCGGCCGGAACGTTGGCCAGCGCCGCCGCGCGGGCGACCACGTTACGCGCGGCCGGAACGTGCGCGCCCGCCACGGAAACCGTGGTGGGCAGCGGCGCAGTTTCGGCCGTGGTGGAAGCTTGCGGCAGTGTGGCCGTGGTGGGCATGGGCGAAGCCGCAGGCGCAGCGGCCGGGGCGGCAGCGGCGGAAGTGGCGGGCTTGCGGGCGTTGCCGCCCTTGGAGGTTTTGGCATTGGCCATTGTGACACCAGAACACGGGATAGCGCCCGCAACGCCTAGCGCGCGAGGATGCGCGCTAGGGGAGGCGGGCGTTAGCGTGGCGGAGCACATGGCACCCGGTAAGCATGCAAGGATTGGGCCACCTAGGGTTTACCCTAGGATTTAGGTATGGAAACAACAGATAGTGTCAAAGCACGGCACGTTAGCGGATACTAACGGGCGTAGGGACGCCATGTGTGGGCGCACTAACCATCTGTAGGCTGGATGCAAGGTTAGCATGCACTATCCTTGCAGTGAAGTGAGCGCTTACTTTCTGGTCGGGTCCCATACAGGGGTGGGCGCTTACTAACCGAATCCCATTTTTGTCGCTCGGGCTCGAAGGGTAGAAGTCGTCAGCAGAATCATGGAATCCTCGACCAAATTTTAGGAACCCTGTCCGGGGAGTCTACACCCCATTTTACCACTCTAGATTCCTCACTGCAAGCTGTCACTCCTCGAGCGCTCGATCAAAATTTTCTCGGATTTGGTACGGAAAGTGCGCGCGTGGTATATTGCTCACCGTTTTCATATCGAGTCCGTGGACTCGAAAGGAGCGACGGATGAAAATCCCACGAAACACGCCTCACTATGAGTGCGCGCCGCCGGAGTTCCGGCGCACGCCTGTCATCACCGGGTCCTTCGAGCTAGACGCTGTCATCGCAGCGAACGGAAATAAGGACATTCCTGCTCGACTCAAGACGCACTGCCCGAACATCCAAGAGACCGCCTACGGTGAGCGGACTGGATACAACGGATACTCGGGCTATTCAAAGGACGACTGATGGACCTCCACCAGCTATACAAAGAGTTCGCGCAGCACTCGCACGACGCGGCCCTTCGCTTCATGTACGATCTGGGCTTCAAGCATGGCTCAGGCCAACTGAACACGGATCCCTCCCCCGCAGGAACGCCCACGTCTCATCCGGACTACAAGCCACCGGAGCCCGAGACAACGGAGCCGGAGACGACCGAAGTTCCCACTCTCGCCGACAAAGTTGAGACGAACGACGGTAGCTCGGGAGCGCAGGCGTGACCGGGAAGGTTATCATCCTTGCCCAGAACAAGGACATGCTGGTGAAAGTCCCCACTGGTCGGTTCCGCGTTCCTGCTGGCAAGATGATGGAAGTGTGTATCCACGAATCGAATCCCATTCTGGGCGTTGAGGAGATTGGCCCCTTCCAACCCCAGGAGGGCCGAATCGTGGAGTTCATCGTCGACGACCATGGCCCTTCCCAACCGCGAGGGTGATTGGGACTGGGCGCAAGTCCAGTATGAGACGACCAGCAAGCCTGCCGATGTAATCGGACAGGAGATTGGAGTGACGGCCACGTCCGTCATCTCCCGAGCTTCGCGCTACGGCTGGACCCGAAATCGTGCGATCAGCACGATTAACACGACGGCCGAGATGGCGCTGGCCGCACGGCTGAGCAACGAAGAGAAGCATCGCCTCAACATGGAGGCGATTGAGAAGGTGAATCAGCTCATGCAAGCTGAGGTCCTAGCGAACCATCGCAAGGACATCAAGCGGGCACGAGATATCACCAACGACATCTTTGACTCCCTCGCCGCAGACATGGGGGACCACGAGCACGCAAGGGACCACGAGCACGCAAGTAAGACCCTCCAGCGGCTGGCTACCTCCCTCAAGACGTTCATCCTCCTAGAGCGTCAGGCGTATGGCATCGTAGGTGCGATTGTCGACCCCGAAGAGCAGACGCCAGATAGCATCCCCGCTAGCGCGCTGAATACGATTCTGGATAAGTTCGCCAGCGTCATCCAGAAGGGGCAGCAGTCCACCCCGCAGGCCCCCATGGCAGACGTCGTGGAGATGCCGAAGTGATCCATTTTAGAGGTGAGGCGGATCCTGTCCGCCAAGGTCTGAATCTTTACCACCCACGTGAGTGGAAGTGGCACGTAGGGTTTATCCTGAGAATCGGAAATTGGGGATGGAAGCTTCGGTACAGTTTCCGAGTTCACAAGCTCTTCTGCTACACGATTGATGGAACTCCCTAGCATCGTTCGTGACCAGCTGATGATCGCACCTTTTGATAAGGTGGCGGAGCTCTGGTCTATCTTAGAAAAGGACTGCGGACCGGATGTACGGAATTGGTTGGCCAGAAACGATCGCTACTATCTCCTCGTACGCATGCTCCATCGGCTTGACGTGGTCCACCCGTGGCTGTATGCTCGTTGTCGTGAGGTTGAACAGAAACCTGACGGATACTTAGATCTCTGGGCACGGGAACACTATAAGTCCACGATCATCACGTTCGCGGGTGTCATTCAGGAGATCCTCAAAAATCCTGAGGTTACTGTCGGCATCTTCTCGCACACCAAGCCCATCGCTAAAGCCTTTCTGTCTCAAATCAAACGTGAATTTGAAAGCAACGAGGACCTTCGCTCAGCATTTCCGGGCCTGTTCTGGACTAACCCGCAACGGGATGCGCCGTCTTGGAGCGTAGACGGCGGCCTGACAGTCAACCGCAAGTCCAATCCGAAGGAGTGCACTCTAGAGGCGTGGGGTCTGGTGGACGGCCAGCCGATCTCGAAGCACTTCGAGATTCTGGTGTACGACGACGTGGTGACGAAAGACAGCGTCAGCACCCCCGAACAAATCACGAAGACGACGGAGGCTTGGCAACTATCCGACAACCTCGGGAAAGCGGGTGGTCGCAAATGGCACATCGGGACCCGGTACTCGTACGCCGATACGTACGAGACGATGCTGGAGAAGAAAGCGGTAATTCCACGCATCTATCCGGCTACAGACGACGGAACGATCGACGGTACCCCCGTCTTTTTCAGCCCCCAAGTATGGAAAGACAAGGTGATCGCGCAGGGCGATGCGACGATCAGCTGCCAGATGCTGCAGAATCCGCTGGCGGGTCAGCAGAAGATGTTCAACATCGAGGACCTGCGAGAGTACGAGGTTCGTCCTGAGATTCTGAATGTCTACATCATGGTGGACCCCGCCCGCAGCGCGAAGAAAGACAGCGCGCGGACGGCTATCGCAGTGGTCGGTGTTGACTACGCGATGAACAAGTACCTGATTGACGGGTACAATCACAAGATGGATTTGCGCGAGCGGTGGGTGCGGACCGCGCAGATGTATCACAAGTGGCGGCGAGCGCCGGGTGTCCAGCAGTGCAAGGTCGGCTACGAAGCTTTCGGCGCGCAGGCCGACTTGGACTACTTTGCAGAGCAGATGGGGAAGCCGAATGAGGGCGGATACTTCGTCATTGATGAGTTGGCTTGGCCCCGAGACGGTGAAGGAAGTAAGAACGACCGGGTACAACGCTTGGGGCCAGATTTCCGAAGCCACAAATTCTTCCTCCCATATAACACAGACAAGAATAATCTGACCGCGACTCAACGCAGGTTTAAGAGTACCGGCTACGATTTCCGAATTGCTCAGCCCATTCGTAGACTGAACGAGTCTCAGGAGATTTACGACCTTAGTAAGGACTTTAAACTTCAGGTACACTACTTCCCGTTCGGCGGGAAGAAGGACTTGATTGACGCAGTGTCCCGCATCTACGATATGGAGCCGAAGGCACCGAACTTCAGCGAACCAAGCTACCTCGAACCGGAGTTCACATAATGGCCGTCACGATGGCGTTCAACCAGAGCAACCTTGGAAGCAAGGTTACGACTCGTACTACGAGTTGGTTGGATCTGTGCATGCGAGCATGGGGCAGTGAGTGGAACGCTCCTGACCATGACATCTACGTGTTTTCCAGTGGTCGGAAGTACGACAGCACTGATAAGGGACTGACTGGCATCTACGGAGTAGTCGGTGATGACGTGATTCTTCTAGATGGCACGCGGTATCCTGATATGCGTGATGGTCTATTCGTTCAGGCAGGTGATCCGAATGGCGCGCTCAGTAATGGCCTCGGTGATTACCGCGAAATTACGAGGGACGAATGAGTACTTTCGGTTCTCAGCTACCGCAGGCCTCTAGCCTCAATCAGACGGATGAACTGCTAATTACTCAGTACGTCAATGGCCAGCCGTTCACTCGTCGTCTTCTTGCGAGTCTTGCGTATCCCGTTCTGAATCTCAAGATACAGACCGCGAACTACACGCTTCAGGCATCGGACTGGTCTCAGACGTGGATTGAGTTCAATTCTGCGTCCGCTCTTGTTCTCACCATCCCAGCGGACAGCACTATCAACTTCCCCATTGGCACGAATATCCTGGTGTCTCGCTATGGAGCAGGCACTGTGACCATCGCCGGTGCTGGCGGAGTGAATATTCGTGCGTCTTCTAGTCTGACGTTGCGCGCTCAGTACAGCATGGGCGGAATCATCAAGCGTGCTGCGAATGAGTGGTACTTCACTGGCGATCAGACGTGAGTCCTTGGCAGATTGCTCAGACAATTCCGGTGCGAGTCGCCGTACCGGCTTGTTTTGATGAGACGTTCACAACTGGACTTACGCCGTACTCAGTAATCTTTGGCAACATCAACGAGTGGACGATCGTCAGCACTCCCTACGGTCAGGGCATCAACGCTCCGGCCGAGCCGCCATCGGTTGGAACAACTGAGAAAATCGGCCGCAGCATTTCGGTCAAC